CCGGAAAACCGGTCAACTTCCTGATCATTCCATTCCTGATTCAGCTGGTTATCGGGATTGCGCTGTCGTTGGCTGCCAGCCTGCTGTTCCGCCCTAAGGCGCCCGGCCGACCCGCCGAGATCCGTCAGAGCTCGCAGCCGGGGCAAAACGTCGTCGGCCGCTCCGAATTCGCCCCTAAGGCTGGCTTCGACTCACTGCAGAACGTCGTCGAGCTGGGCTCCACCATCCCATTGGTGTACGCGAACCGCGAAACAATCAATGGTGTGACCTATGGCGGTGTCCGGGTCAACACCAACTTGCTTTGGAGCCAAATGCTCTCGCAGGGTGGTAGCCAAATGCTTCGCGCCATCTGCTTGGTCGGCGAGGCCACCCTTGGCTCGATCGATCCGGCTCAGTTCGCCTTTGGTGACAACGTGCTCGGGGGATATGACCTGGCGACCGCCAACGCCACCTCGAGCCGCGTGACCTTTTACGTGTCACAGGACGGCGGCCGGATCGTGGGGACTGATCGTGTAGCCGGCCGCTCTGCCGCCAATGACGCCGGCAACTCCGAGAACGCTGGTGGGGCCGACGTCTTCGCCATCCCCGGCCTGAACAATGCCTGGACCAGCGACTTCTGCTACAGCTTCAAGCCCAGTACCCAAACCCAGTTCGGCGTCTACCAACTGATTGGTAATGGACTGGCGTTTCGTGTCAACCCTTCTCTGCGTCCGGCCGTGGTGGTCAAGACCGAACCCTCCGGTAGAAGCGACACACGCATCCGCTGCAACCCGGACGGCGTGGCCAACGCCCAGCGCGACAAGTACAACACACTCTTCTCCAGCCGCAGCGGCTTCACCCGTGTCAACGGAGCCTCTGTCAGTGGCCTGGTAAGCCTGACGGTTGGGCAAACCGTCACCTATGAGCTGTCCAGCGCAAGCGACGCCGGCACCGTCTTCATCGGTGTGCAGGAGGGTCCAGACCATGAGGAGACCTGCCGTGATGTAGCGCAGACGGTCTCCGGCCGCCAGCGAGGCTGGGATGACGCCTTATCCGTAGGGGACCTCTACAAGTTCGGTTCCGCCCTGCTGATCTGCGAAAGCCGCAGCCCGCAGGACGACATTTTCGCCTCCGAGGTGGACCAGGAGCCAATCGGAGGCGGTAAAAACATCAGTGTCACTTTCCGCGTCGTCAAAGCCGGAAGCGCTGCGATCAATGGCACCGAAACGAAGAGCACCGCAACCGCCACCAGCCACCTGTTCAAGGTTGCGGTGGCCTCGTTCGCGCTACCCCGTTCCGCCCAGGTTGTGGAACTGGGCTTCCGCAGCACCCTCGGAATTCGCATCAATGGCCTCTGCAACTTCCGCGACAGCCTCAGCCAGGGCGAGATCGATGGTCGAGCCTGCAATTACTACGACGGCCGCACCTACGCCCCCGGCCAAAGCCTGGAATTATCAAGCTACCAGTCAGGTAGTTTCAGCGGATCCGAAACACGTTACGCCTTTTTCAAGATTGGCTACCGCATTGCAGGTAGCAGCACTGACTATACTTATTTAAGTCAGTGTTTCGGGGCACGCAGCGTTACACAGCAAGCTGTGTACAACTTCGTACGGCTGCAAATGCCCTCGATGCAACGCTGGGAATTCCGCCTCGAACCACTGAGCGGCTGGGAGATCAGAAACAGCATCGCTACGGGCACCTTGGAGGTGCTTGACGCTCGCATCAGCGGTTACCGCACCGTCAGCTCCGGATCTGGAGCAGATGCCATCACGGTGGTGTACAGCGGGGAGCCGGTAGCTCGCATCCCTGAGACATTCCGCATCGCGGCGACCAAAGACAAGGGACTGGGCGTCGCCCTGGCCGACAGCGATGACTACGCCGACACTTGGGGGAAGCTCGCAGAAGCATTCCCCTTCGAAGAACTGCAGACCAGCGCCCGCTCCCCCGAGCACGAACTCGTCTACGTCAACCTGCTGGCGCCCAACCCGAACGTCCCTAACTACGACCACATGGCGCTGGTTGGTATGAACCTGCGCTCAAGCACGGAATTCAGCCAGCTGAACCAACTCAGTGTCTACGTCAACCGAGGTATCGCCGGCGGCATCCACACCTTCCCGGAGGTGTTCCAAGACCTGCTCACCAACGACCGCTACGGCGTCGGGACTGTCCTCAGCCCGCAGCAGATCGACACCACCAGCTTTGCCGAGTGCGCCCAGTGGACGCGAAGCCGCCGCTACTTCTTTGATGGCGCATTAGCCCAGCCCATCAACCTGCGCCAGTGGGGCAGTCAGACCGCCAACTACTTCCTTCTGGATTTGGTGATCCGCGGCGGGCGCTTCTCGCTGCAGCCTGCGGTGTATTTCGATCGGCCTGAGCCCATCACCAACCTGTACACCGCCGGCAACATCCTCGAGGACTCTTTTGAGTTCGTCTACACCGATTCAGATCAACGCACCCCCAACCGCGTCTCGGTGAAGTGGCGCCAGGAGAAAGCCAGCACCGACGCCTCTGCCCGCGGCCTGTTCCCCGTCATCCGCGAGGTTACTGTCCGTGAAGTGGGTACGCCGGTGGACGCCCCTCTGGAAGCGATTGACCTAACGGATTTCTGCACGAGCGAAAACCACGCTATCGACGTGGCCAAGTACATCTGCCGAGGACGCCGACTGATCACCCACTCGGTGCGCTTCAAGACTGTCCCTACTCAGGCGGCGCTGGAAGTGGGCCGATGCTTCAAACTGGGTCTGGAAACCATCTCCTATAGCCAGCCCAACAACGGCGCCATCGACGCTACCGGTAGGGTCGTAACTACCGAACCTCTGGCCGACGGCACCTACGACGTCCTGCTGTGGAGTGGATCAACCAACGCCATCGAAGAAGTCAGCCTCTCGATAGTTAACCAGCGCAGCACGAGCCACACCAGTGCAGTGTTTTGCCTGAAGCAAAGCAGCAGCGATGTCCGCGCGTACAAGGTTCAGTCACTCGGCTTCGACGAAGACGGCAATGTAGCTGTAGAAGCTCTGTATTTCCCGTTGCAGACCAACGACTATTCGACTCTCGTGGATGGTTGGGACGTCAATAGTAACTGGATAATCGAAGGTGCAATTGGCACCAGCGAAGGGAGCGGTGCATCCACCAGCTCATTCACTGGGGTCAGCTTGATAGGCCCGAGCACGGTCACGACGGGCCTGGCCACCTCCTTCACAGCACTGATCTCAGGCACCAGCGGCAGCTACACCTACAGCTGGAGCGGGGCTGGTGTCACCTTCGGGAGCCCCAGCAGCGCAACCACGACCGTCACCGCCACGAGCTCGGGCAGCAAGACGATCACCTGTACCGTGACCGGCGGCGCCGTCGTTCGCACGAAAAGCAAGACGCTCTCGGCGGTGAGTGCCAGCACCCTTCCCGTAATCGGGACAGTCAGTCTGACTGGTGACACCACGACGACGATCAACACAGCCGAGGACTACACCTTGGAGTACACCTCGAAGCCCGCAGCAACCACCGCAGGGTCCTTTGTGGTGGGCCGTAGCTACCAGATTGTCACAAGCGGTACGACGAACTTCACCACGATCGGAGCGAGCGACAGCAACATCGGCACCGTATTCACCGCCACAGGTGCCGGCACTGGTACAGGCACGGCAGACGAACTCGGCACAGCGTTCTTCGCGTGGAACTGGTCGTCCACCACACCTGACGCCTCGGCCTCGGTCACCAACAGCGGCACCCCGAGAGCGAAGGTCACCTTCACCGCAGCCGGGGTGTACACGCTGACCGGTTCGATCAGCTCCCCCACGGCCAGTGACGGCCCGACAAAGACCGCCAGCATCGTCGTTACTGTGACTTGAGATGGCCACTCCGTTCCCCGCTATTGCTCCCACCAGCCGCAGCTACAAGCTGGGCAGTTACCCGGTGAAGCGCTTCACCTCGATCTCTGGCACCGGTGTGAGCCGGCTGTACGGATCGCAGCCCTCGGCTGCCACGCTCGACCTGGAGTTCGGCAACAAACGGGACGCCGTAGCTCTGGCCATCACGACGGCCTACGAAGACGCGAATGGGAGTTTTGGCGAGCTGAGCCTGCCCTCAGAGGTCTGGGCTGGTATGGACAGGCTGCTGCAGGAACGGCTGCAGCGCGACTACACCTGGCGGTTCAGTGAGCGCCCAACGATCACAGCAGTCAAACGTGGTCTCAGTACGATTCAGGTAACACTCGAAGGACAGAGGGACGGATGAGCGTCGTTACCGGTGCCAATGGCGCGCTTCACTTCCGCGGAGCGCGGGTGGCGAAAGTCCGCAACTTCTCGATCGACATCAGTCGAGACGCGCTCGAGGACACAGCGCTGGGCGATGACGACCGCACGTATGTCGAGGGTCTACGCGGGGCTACTGGGTCTGCGACGATCCTCTACGTCGAGAACGACGCCGTAACACGCGATCTGCTGAATAGCATCTTCCGAAGTGACGGGGCGACAAGCATTGATTTGTACCTGAATACGTCCACAAGTCGCGCTTTGAACTGTTCAGCGTTTCTTACTCAGGTCGGAACACCTGTTTCTGTAGGTGAAATCACGGCCTGTAGCTGCAGCTTCCAGGTGAGCGGCAAGGTTGGCGGAGGCTTCTGATGCCAGTTCTCGGCCATGGAGGTTCTCTGGTCCTTCAGCGCGAAGCCGCCCTCCCTGCTGTGGTGGTGCCCTCTGCTCTGGACCCCGAGAGCGACACACTCGTCGTCGTTGAGCCTGGTCTGTGGACTGGGGACGAAGTGACGATGGTGTGTCCCCGCGGGCTACCACTCGACTCAGGAACCGACGGTCCGGACTGCCCAGACGGTTACGCGATGTACGCTGCGGGGCCCTGGTTGGTAGGGACGAATCGCACGCACGTCAGCTCGGACAGCGCGGCGTTCTACCAAAGCAGCGGAAACCCGCAGTTTTATGTGACAGCAGCAGCCAGCGGACAGACAATAAGCAGTAATTTCTTCATACATAGAGATCCGCTAGACCGAATTTCTTTCTACGACACAAAGGTCGAAGCAATGAAGGGAGGCCAATCAGGACGAATCCCCCTGTACAACGTCGACTTCGGTTCACTGACCTTGACCGCGGAAACCAGTGATTGGGAAGTTCAAGGATTACTGCAGAGCTGGACGTTGAACCTGACTGCAAATGAAGTTGACGCAACTGCAGTCGGTGAAAAGTTCGGCGATGCCGTGAAGTCGATTGTCACAGGGGGCGGCTCACTAGACTTTTATGTGGACCGACAGTACATCCAAGGGCAGACGGATGCCACTACTTTAATGCGTCTGTTGTTGCTAACAGAAAAAGGCTGCAAGGCACGAGCGGAGTTCTGGATGATCGAGGACCGCCCCGAGAGCGGAATTCGTTTGCCGGGAGATTTGTTCTACGAAACAGAGTTCTTGGTAACATCAACTGCCATCAATACGCGAGCTACTGAGATCATTGCCGGCTCCTTAAACTTTGTCACTGTCGGAGAAATAGCACTACAAATGGGTATCAGTACCCCCGATGCCTGAACGGCTAAACTGCGAATCAGGCTGATATACCTGTGCTGTGACCAAGATCGTTCGTGGCGGCCAGAACAACTCTGCGGATCACATCGGCAGCTCACAAGCGACGTTCCGGGGTCAGATCTCAGCAATAATCGATGCGATCCGCCAGCTGGGCGGAAACCCCGAGATCGGCCCTGGCGCCCTCCTGAACGATCCACTTTCAGCGCCCTATGTATTTTACGTTAATCCGTACACAGGAAAAGATACTTTTGTTGGCGGAAGCTATAGCACCACAGGCAGCGCTACTAAGCGCATTGAATTGCAGCGCCTTGAGTGTGGGTACAGTGAAGCTCGCCCATTCAAGACAATTAACCGGGCGATTATTGAAGCCGGAATCGTCACGGCAAAATCGTTCTACGAACAACCGCTGAGCAATGCTGATCTTGTCAGCATCGTGCTGTCTCCTGGTGCCTCGATCCTGCTCAACGGCAACGGAGCGTCCTCGGTAAGCGAATGGGCCAGCGGCTACGAGCCCGATGACACGGCACTGCAAGCTTTCAACCCACAGGCAACTGGCGGCATCATTCTCCCCCGCGGCGTAAGCCTATGCGGCTTCGATCTGCGCAAAACCGTGTTCAGGCCGAACACTGTTCCCGCCGCCGCCGATGAATTGGCAGATTGCAGCAACAGGCGTGCGATCTTCAAGGTAACCGGCACTGGCTACTACTTTGGCTTCAGCTTTATGGACAAAGCCGGAACCACATCGAGTCACCATCTTCTCGATTGTTTCCAATTTACTAGCCAAAGTGAACTGGATGAGTTCTACGGAAAGATTCGCTCTGCTTTTGGTGGGGCCGGGAACACCGGCGGCATAAATCTGTCCCTAGCCGTTACAAACACACCTGAGTATCAAATCGTTGGCCCCGCGCCCGCACCTGGGTCACAGACGATTGACACTGATACAACTGATTCCGCCTCGCCCTATATCTTCAACTGTTCCGTTCGATCCAAGTATGGCATTTGCGGAATCTTTGCCGATGGCGACAAGGCTTCTGGCTTCAAGTCCATTGTGACTGCACAGTTCACTGGTGTCTCCAAGCAGCGCGATCTCAGTTCTTGGCAGAAATACAGTGGCGGCAACTGGGTTAGCATGTCTGGCGATTCCTACGCCACCTACATCAGCACGAACCCGGATGATATTCGCATGAACCCGTCTCGCCGCACCTTCCATGTGCGTGCGATCAATGGCGCTTTCATCCAAGAGGTTTCTGTTTTCGCAATCGGTCAAGGTGTTCACCACTGGGTCCAAAACGGTGGTGAGATCATCAGCAATGGCGGCTTCTCTAACTTTGGCGGTGTTGCCGGTCTCGCTGAAGGTTACAGAGGCACAAGCTTCCCAACCGACATCGACTGGACAATCAATCGAATCAAAGTCGCAAATAACCTCTCTGAGATTACAAACAACGTAAAGCGTATCTATCTTGGAACCGTTACTGCAGTTTCCGCTAGTTCAATTACGCTTAGCACCCCACTGAGCGAAAGTGCAAGCACCGCCGGGGTGCCCGAGCTTGTTGCACGCGATGGTTACACACTGCGTAATGCCAGCTACGTCTGGGTTGAAAATCCACTTGGCGATGATTGGAGATCGCCTTTTACCAGTTCAGCCTGGAGCACCGGCACACCGAATCGGCTCAACATCACTGCTGCACTTACGGATCCAGCTGGAAATCCAGTTCCGGTCGTCAGCGGAGACAGTAGTGCCATTGGCAAGCGCGTTTATATTCGCCGCCTTGTTGATACACGTACGCCCGCCCAGCGTCGTTACACGCTCAAGCTGAACAACACGAATCAGCTTGCTCGTTCGCCCGTGCGCGATTACGTGCTGCAAGTGAAAAACGGCGTTGCTCCGATTATTAGCGAAATCCCGACAAGTCAAGTCCTGATCGTCAACAATGCTGCAAATATCCGTCCTGATGGCGTTGCTGTTGCTGCGGAGATTACACTTCGTCGCGGAAACGCTTCCGTTGATTGGCAAAGCGGCACGCGCTATATTGCTGGCGAAACAGTCAAAAGAAACAACAAGCATTACACCTGCATCGAAACAAATTCAGATGCGGTGTTTGACTCGTTCAAATGGCAGGAAAGCTATGCCCACATGGCATCGTCCTTCAACCCCGAGGACTTCTACAAGAACGAAGCACCAACGCTGACATTCGACAATGACACCGATGGGGCTCAGGACTCGACCAACCTGGGCTACAACTTCTCGACTGTCTGGGGCACCGACACGGCCCTGCAGACCCAGTACCGAGCCGGTACGGACTATCGCTCCCTGCACCTCTTCTTGGTCGCCCTGGGCTTCTCCAGTGGCCAGGCGCATACGATCCTGACGCCTCGCGCCGAGGCCGCCCGAGAGCTGAACCCGGCGAGCAGTGGCGACATGGGCGGGTATGTGCCATCTGGCGCCGCCAATGCGATCGGTAACTGGCCGGTCGAATTCAGGCGTCCATCGTTCATGCAGCTCCTGACGCACAACTGGGCCTGGTCTGGTTTCTTGAACTACAGCAAGAGCCTGCCGCAGTATCAGCGTCAACTGAGTCCGCAGAAC